CTGACGTTCTCATAGGCAATGTTAGGTAGTCCAGAAGTGTTAGCCAACTTGCTTTCTAGAGCAGCCCTGATGTCATTATTTACGTTAGCCATAACGGTTCCTTAGTTGTGTGAACACAAAGTAACCACCTTGTCTAGGCCAGAACTCACCATGTTCTACTGCCTCTGCGTGTGGACTATCGTTTCTTAGGGTTATAGACTTACTTTCACTAAGGTTAATCGCATTAAGGTCAGTGACTAGGTTATCTAAACCTTCTTGACGTTTAGCTTGTGGGTTCTGACCTCTTGGCTTACCTTTTGAAGACTTGCCTCTTCCCCGTGAACTACTATTAGTCTTGTAAGAGAAAGATGTTACATAAGCCCCAGTATCAACAGGTGACAGAGTAACCGCATCTTGAGCCATACTAACGAGACGATCTTTGAGCATGTCCTCTGCGGTTTGCCCAACAAGGTCAATCTTGTCGTAGAAAGACTTATTTATCTTTGCTGTAAACTGCTGGGACATTACTCACTCACATCACAAATGTAACATAGTTTTGTAGTACCAGAGTAAATGACTGTGACCCTAGTGATGTTAACGGTATCGTCTACACCTACCAACTGATCTTCGTCATCAGGTTCTACAACAAGCCCTACAGCGGAAATGACACACTTACGAGTACCACGACGAACTTCATCTACGTTAGCTACAATACCACGATCATAGTTGTAGAAGTAAGCTGTAACAGAATAGTCTGTTGTTGCTGCACCACTTACTGCACCTGTAGCTGGGTCATAAGAGCCAGAGGTAGTAGTCTTACGCAATGTAACAGTCTGACCGAAGTCATTGACTAGGTTATAGAGGTCGAAAGAACGAAAGGACATCTATACCCCCTATGCGTAATCTGTGTCGTCTGTGTTATAATCTGGTGGGTTACGGAAACGATCTCGACGGAATGAAGGTTCGATACGGTTGGTATTACCACGAACAGCCTCTACACCTGACTTAGTGATACCACCCGCTTTGATACCTACAGTAGCAGAAGCCTTCTTACCTTGATACTCTAGGTTCTCTGCCAGCTTACTGTACTGACCAGAGAGATCACTGTAGTCTGCCTTGAGTGCGCCATCTAGGGAAGTAGTGACCTTACGTGCATACTGTGCTGCTACTGTACGTGCGCACCATGCAGCAGCGTAGTATACGTTATCATTAGCTTGAGCTAATCCGAAAGTAATCTCTTCGTTCTTAACTTGTTGGTCGTTGGTATCTGTGTCACCCAACAAAAGGCGAACGGTGTTTAGACGACCAGAAGCTGTCGTTGTACCAAGATCAGTTTCATCGTAGCTCCAAGCCATTAGTCTACCTCAAAGTGTCCGTAGTTTCTGCGCCAGCTACGAATAAGCCCACGCTGTTTATCTAGTATCTTAGACTTCTTACACTTCTGCTTTTCATAGGCAGTGTTGTTAGCAGTCTTAGCTTTGACCTTTTCGTTGATAGAATTAACCAGAGCGTCTAGTTGTTCTGCATCTAGTGCCTCTAGTCCATCACCTACACGAGCCTTAGTTTCTAACTCGTCGTTGTGATAGAGTTGGAACTGGTTGTACATACGAAGGACACGCTCATATGGAATAGACAACTCTTTCCACGGAAGGTGATCACCTTGTTTATACTTATCATCCCAAGGTTCTTTTACGAAAACTGGTCGGTCGATTTGAAAAGGGAGTCGGGTCATAGTTTATCTTTCGGGTTGAGAGGTGGGACCGAAGCCCCACCAAAGTTGTTATTAAGCAATAACTGTGTTGAAGAAGTAACCCAAGTCTGTGCCTGTGACTTTCATGTCATAGGACATCTTAACTTGGATGTGTTCTGCAACTTGTTGACGCTTAAGTGCATCGTCTGAGAATGACTCAACAGTAACACCTAGGTTGTTAACACCGTCTAGTGTGTTCCATGCGAATGTAGCACCCGCCATTGGTGTCATTAGACCAGCATTTGGAGCAACGTGTGCCAACAATGCGTGTTTACCACCGATGAATGCGTTTGATTCTGCAACACCTTCAACTGAAGTGTTCTTGACTGCTTCCATGACGTAGAAGTTCTCTACTTCAAAAATCTCAGCCAACTTAGCGTTAGTGATAAGTGCAGTGTTTGTTACAGTTGCACCACCGTTCAAACGACCCAAGATGTCTGGGTGGTTGATCAATGTATCACGAACTTCTTTACCAACAACCATTGTGTTTGGCTTGAAACCACCAGACTTAAGCTGCATAGTGCGGCGAGCGTCTGTTACGTTCTTGATTGGTGTTGAGTTTGTGTAGTCTGACCACAAGTTTGATGGTGTGTTGTCTGTACCCCAAACTGATGCCTTGAAGAATGTATCAGCGAACTGCTCTTCACGGTGGATCATTAGACGGTTAACAAGTGTCTGCGCACCTGATGAACGGATGTCCAACGCTGCGTCTTCGTTTGCTAGTGTCTGTTGGTCAAAGTCCATACCTAGACCATAAACGTCTGCATAGTATGAATCTGTTGATACTTCTTGACCGATACGGTTAACTTCTGTGCGTGGTGCAAGAGCTTTAACGTCACCTGTGCGGTTCATGTTTGCACGGTCATAGATGTAGTACTTGTCAGACTGTTTCTGAACACCGACTACTGGGAAAACTTTATCAGCGATGAAGTTCTCTTGAGATTGTACATAAGCAATGGTCAGGTTTGTCAACGGCTGATCAATATGTACCTGTGATGGAGTTAGCAATGGCATTTGTTATATCCTTCCTATTGCTGATTAAGACTGATCAGAAGAGTTGCCACCTTGGATCAGTTCGATAGCAAAGATTTGCCCATCAACTGCATCTTCCAAAGCATAACCCATTGTTACAGCAGTAGCGGATGAAGATGTTGTTAGTTCAACAGCATCACCTGATGTATCTGTTACAACAGCATCGCCAGCGGTTACAGCACCACCAGCAGTTACCATCACTTTACCTGACATTACGACAGTAGCAGCTTCACCAGCCGCTGGGTCGTTAATCAATACACCAATACAGTTTTCTGCATCTGCGTCTGCTAGGTCAACTTGACCATCAGCTTCTAGTGTTACGAATTTAAATTGTGCTGACGATAGGTCTTCGCCAGCAATGAATGTCCGTGTGTCACGGGATTGCATTACAGCCATAATTATTCCCCTTTATAGCTTTTGTTGATTAGGGCTTTACCTTCGTCAGTTTTAGCTACAGCAGCATATGCTTTAGCGTAATCACCCTTGTGCATCTTGTTTTCTTCCATATAGGACTTGACAAGAGATTCAATTTTATCAGCAGCAGTTGCAAACTCACCGTCTGCGTCTGACTTGCCAACTTCTTCCATATTCTCTGCGAACACTGCATCAGCAGCTTTCAGAGTTTCCATGATACCTTCGCTGTCACCAAACTCAGCGACCAAAGACTTAGCTACCTCTTCAGCGAAGTGTGGTAGTGCTTCTGTTGCACGTTTGGTTAGCTCTGCGTCTGCCTTAGCTAGTTCTGCTGCTTCTAGAGCTTTCAGAATAACGGCAGGTACATCAGCTTTATTGATTTGCTCACCTTCGTACTCAATGTACTCTGGTTCTTCTTTCTTCTCGACAGACTCAGACTTAATGATAAAGCCATTGTCGATAAGAGCCTTACGTAGCATCTCGTTGTCTATCGTAAGTGTGTCAACAGCAGCTTGCAAGATGTCTTGTTCATCAACTTCTGCAACCACTGGGTCGATCTCTTCAGACTTGTTAATCTGACGCATGGCCTGACCAAAAGACATCCCCTCTGCCATCATAGCACGAAGTTTCTTCTTATCGCCATCGGACATCTTGTCCATTTCCATTTTCTCTTCATCAGACATGGCTTTTTCTGTAGGCTCTTCCATCTTAAGGGCTTTCATAGCCTCACGACGAGAGCAAGAGTATTCTTTCATGTAAGCCTTCAACTTATCTTCGTTGTAGCTCATTTTCTCTAGTTCCTGTTCCATATGATCTCCATTGGAATTGTCACGCTTGAACAAGGAGACCATTGCCTGTGCATTGGCAGGACGATCCACTAGGGACAATTCATCCAGTTCAAGCTGTTTGAGTAGGTTAGGCACTATAGTCCTCCTTGATTGCACGACCCCCAATAGAGAAGGCCGCAAGTTCACCAGACTTGACTTTAGACCAGACCTCATCGTCGTATACTTTAAACGCTACGACCCAGCCTTCACGGTCACTCTGGATGCCAAGGGATTCGCCAATCTCTTTAGTGATAGGCATGGAGTGTATTACCGCCCCAATCTGGTCACCCTTATGCATTTCTTTACCTACACGGACATGTTCCATAAACTTACTTACGGCTTTAACAAGCGTGTCAGGCTCAATAACATCGCCTTGGCGGTCAACTACTGGTTCACCCTTTTCGGTTACTACAGAGGCCCAGCCATAGACCATGCGTTGTTCTTCGTCGGCCTTTAGGATTTGGCCTTCAATACTCTTTGTCATACTTCCCACAGTACTACTACTCCACATACGACAAGACCAGTAACGTGCAGATGTCTTATCTGTTGCTGTGTCACATGAGTGACGACTACGGAAGTTAGCACGAGCTTTAGGATCATCCCTACGAATTTCCATATTAGGGTCACCAAAGGTAACCTTAACTGTGCGATCTCCGTCCTTTACATATACACCAAACTTCTTACTTGACCCAGCAGGTAAACGGAACGGCTTGTTCAGTGGTTTATCAGCTTTGTCTACAACATATGCATCGTCGTTGATATACTCACGTTTCTTAGTGCTGCTTGAGTGGCTAGACGGAAGAAGGTCTTTATCGTGGTTAGCAGACTTACTACCACTAACAATCCGTAAGAAGCTATTAACCCGTGCCATAGCCCACTGTTCAGGGGAACTAACGTTAGGGCGTACAGAACTAGGATTCGTTCTATAAGCACCAACACCACGGTTGTATACTTGTTGCAACATGCGTGTCGTAACTTTGTGCTTAGACTTTGCATTA